TCAATACCTTAACTATCTTGATCTTTAGCTTTTTGCTAGGCACAATAAATGTATGTAAAGGAACTGCCCCATATATAAGGACAAATTCATGGAAAAGCTTAGTTAAAGAAATACTTACTGCTTTTAACACCTTATTTGTACTTCTAATTAACGTGGTAACGTTTGTAGCTACATATCCTAAACTCTTAGTTATAGTTCTTATAACTTTAGTAGAGGTATTACTGGTTATATAGAAGAATCTATAATATACAAAATGCTTTGCTAAAGTAGCTGTCTCAGTAACAGTAGCTTTAACAGTCTTAGCTATAGCCCTAATAATACGAACTGAGCTAGTAGAAGTTGCTTTAATAGTTCTAGGAATCTTCTTAAACAAACTAGCAACGTTTGTAACAGTTGCTTTAAAAGTCTTAGAAATACTTTTCTTTATTTTAACTGTAGCATAAGCAGTAGTTACTAAGCTTACTAAGTGAGTTGCAATATCTGTTAATACTACTAAGACGTGCTCACTAATAATAGATAAATGCTTGTTTATAGCTTTTTTAATTCTAACAGTACTTGTGCTTGCTGTTTTCATAAGCTTAATTGGAAGCCTAACCAATTTAGCTACTGCAGTGCTTGTTGCTTTAAAGGACTTACTTATGCTTCTAATAATCTTAAAAGTAGTTGTAGAAGTATATGTAAGTTTTCTAAATAATGTTAATAGTCTTTTTAAAGTAACAGAAGAAATACTTGTATACTTAATAAACTTATTAACAAACTTAACTAACTTAGCCGAGGAAGTACTCAGATAAGTTAGTAGTTTGAATATTACTTTTGTCTTGACTAGTCTAGCTGTTGAAGAAACAGCCGTAGAAGTCAATGTTTTTAAATGTTTGGCAAGGCTAGTTAACCTTGTTGTAGTGGTGGAAACATACGATAGCGTCTTATTAATAAAGGAAGCATCGGCTCCATTTACTACAAATCCGTTAACAACCTTGCCATTTAATGCCATTTAATTAACTAAATTGAACTTGGAATGTAAACTGGATTGAATCACCAGACAATAAAGCAATGCCTGTGAAGTCACCTTTTGCAAACAAGTTACCAGAAGTAGTTGCATCAAACAAGCCAGCATTAGTGATTGTCTCAGTAGTGCCTGCAGTTTGAGTTCCTACAACTTGATAAGTATCATTAGTTGTTGAAGTTGTTACTTGTGTTGCTGTACCTGTAACACGTGGTGTCACTTCGGTAAACAATGTTGTATCGGTAGCAGCAGTTGTACCAGCACCTGTTCCCCAGCCGATATACTTAGGCTGAGTTGCAGCACCTCCTGCGAGGTAGTTGGTTACAATAGCTTTACCAGTATTTACTAGCAATGTAGCCATTTTTTAATTCTCCAGATAATTCTCTTGATTGGGTTTTTATGCCAGTAGTCAATTACACCAAGATGCTCCACAGTACCGTCAGCACGTGTAATGGTGGCGATGAGGTGAATTTCTTTAGCGTTTGATTGAGCTACTTGCATTATGTGTGTTGCTTTACCAGTTCAAGAACGATTGTAAATGTTAAAGGTTGAGTAGTTCCTTCGTAATCAAAAGAAGCTAAAATCTTACCTGTAGGATTGGTAGCATTATCAATAATACCACCGTAGTGTCTTGCCTCTACTTTACCACGTCCTGCAAAGTTCCAGAACACAGTATTAGAAGAAGCACCTTCCCAAAGTACGTTTACAGTTAACAAGTCTTCTACGTCGTAGTTAATCTTGTTGATACGCAAACGATTAGCTTTAACACCATTGATATCAAAGTCACTTAATGCTGCAGGGTCAACAATAACATACGTGCCTGCGTCAATAGAAGTCAACGAACCTTCGTATTTGATTACGACGTTGCGTGGACCGTCTACTAATATTTGAGGCGGTTGAATTGTAGTAGTCATGTGCTACTCCCTATTAACGTGAAACTTCGACAGCAGCCAATACGTAGTCAATGGTCATTGTTTCAGTTGCTGTAGGTGTATCCGAGAAAATTGGAGACAACAAAGCACTGGTCAAAGTAGTACCAGAGGAACCGATAGTTGGTGTTGTAACACGAGCAACTAAATTGTTATTTACATATACCAACAAATCAGTATTGTTATAGTGGAAACCTAGTTCGATAAAAGTATTAGCAGCTACAGTAGCTACGCCAGTTACCAAAGTAGTAGATGTAGAACCTACACGTGATACTAAGTTAACTGAAGTACCAGAAGTAACAAACCACAAACCGTCAGTAGCAGAAGTACCAGCAGAAGCTAGACCAGCTAAGAAAGTGCCAGTAGTTGCGCTAACTTCAAGACGAGTAGTGTACCAAAGTTTCTGACCAGCTACGAAGCCAAAGCTTGTGCCTGGTTTGAAAGCTGCAGTAGCAGTAGTAGTACCGCCTGGTGTCAATACAGCCAAACCGCCTAATCCAGAAGTTACTGCCAATGTAGAAGAAGTACCAGAGATGGTAAAGTCTTCAGCATTCACAGACATGAAATCGTTAGAGTAAGTAGCTACGCCAAAACCAGTGTCGCTTGTGCTATTGAAAGGATCTGGAAGCGGATAGCTTGAAAGAGGATAGCCACGTGGAACTGTTGCTACGCCATAGGTAAATCTTGTTGGTGTGCCCATTTATATCTCCTAAAAGTGATGGGTTCACGTCAATTAAGACGTTTAGGATAATGAAATATTACTTCGGATATGAAAGCTTTTCTACAGCATGTAGACGCTTCTTTTTAACGCCAGAATCTTGGCCTTCTTTATTCTCAACTGCTTGAGTATTGCCTAGACCCTTTACTTCTTTTTGCTTAGGAGCAGACGTGTAAGATTTATTCTTAGCTACTGCTTCCATAGGGGTTTTAATTGTGCCCATATTGTTTCCTTTGAGAGGAAGGGAAAGGAGTCTTTTGAACCCCTAACCCTGCCATTATACCACAAATTAATTCAAATGTAAAGAATTAATTAAGGACCGTTAACGCCATAGATTGCACGTGGGTCTGTCCAACCGAAGCTGTAACGCTCGTAGCCTTTAGCCTTAGCGTTCATTGTGTCGAAATCATTGTCCTGATCGAACATGATACCAACACGCTCATAATACTTCATACCATTTTGAACGTTAGTGCGGAGGAACCAAGCGTGTGGGCTTGTGAGGTAATGGTTCATAACGATACCTTCTGGGATGGCATTAGTTGCCTTCAGAACGTTGATGTCGTTATTTGCAGTACCAGATTGGAATACAGACTTGAGGATGCGGTTAGCGTTGTACCATTCTTGACGAGCTACGATCAAGGACTTAGGCATTACGTTAATCAACAAACCACGGTCATTCTGGAATCCCATGATTGCGATTGTTGCGTCTTCCAAAGAAGCTTCGGAGAGGTCAACAGACACAGTTGGGGTGTTAGCGAAAGTACCACCTGAAGTATTAGGGTGGTTAGTTGCGCAAAGAGCAACACCGTCACCACCAGTGTATGTGCCGTTAAATGAACGGTTGTATACGTTAGCAGCGATGTTTTCTTTGGTTTGACGGAAAGACATTGCCAAAGCAGCAGCACGACGCTTAGAAACTTGCTCATACAAGTTGTCATCCAACTCTTCTTTAGTTACGATGTAACCAAGAGCGTATGCAACGTGTGTGTAGCGAGTTACGAAACCTTGGATCTCGGAATCGTACTGAACGCCAGCACCTTCATTCTTAACTGGAGCAAGACCGAAGCCAGTTAACTGAACGTCTTCCTCGTAGTTTTGATGTGAAGTATCTTTGTCGAAAAGATGGATGTACTCTTCAGGATGCTCATCATAAACCTGACCCCACCATGCTTTGATACCAGGCCATAGAGCCTTGGGATGTGTACCAGTTGTAATTACACCAGCCATTTTATTATTCTCCTATTAATTAAGCACCGAAGGCTTGTTTGTATTGATGCTTATTGAAAACAACTAACACGTCGTTGTAAGCACCAGGAACGTTAGTAGGCTCTTGGTAGAGACCAATAACTTGGAACATAGAAGCTGCAGTAGCAGAGCTATCGGCAGTTACGTATGTGCTAGAGAATGGTGAAGACTGGCTCAAAGTAGAAGTCTGGTCTGCAGTAATTGTAGGAACTGCAGTAGAACCAACTTTAGCATTTGCAGAAGCATTAGCCTGAACACGGTAAACAACTGCTGGATCTGTGATTACATAAACATAAGTATATGAACCAGAATTCAAGCTGATGTACAACTGTGCCAAGTTAATGTTTGTGCCTTGCAAGCTTACGCCTGGGTTAGCTACACGAATAGAAACAATAACGCCCAATGGAACGTCAGTTGCTCCTGCTTTGGTTACGAGTGGGGTACCGTTTGCGTCATTACCAACAGCAGACTTAACGATATCGCCAATAGCGTATGTGTTAGAACCGTCGTTAGCAATAGCGTACAGAGTACCTTGCTCGTTAAAGGGTGCACCAGTGATTGTGCCTACTGGCGACAATCCTGTTACGGCATTTACGTTTGCCATGTTTTAAAACTCCTTTTGGATTAAATTAATTTACCTTGATGCCAGCGTTATAGAATCCAGAGGAATCTACACCAGGTGTCTTACCACTGCGAATTGCTGCATCGGTTTTATCGTTCTTTTTCTGTAATTCAGCTTGGTCTTCGAGCCACCATTCTTCTTTGATTTTCATCAAGTAAGCATACATGGGTTCACCCTTTTCACCAGCACCTACTAGAAACCGAACCTTATCTCCTAAATCAGTATTACGGGAAGTTACATTCTCCATAGTACCGCCTACCTCACTGGGATGAACGAATTCATAACCGTTTTCAGTGGCATTCTGGATACGTCCAGGTGTGTCATTGAAAATATGCAAGTGAAACCCAGGTATTTCGTTTCCTACTTGCAGCTTCCCCTGAGTCCCATTAAATACGCCACGTTTACGTTCACGAGGACGCTCTACCTTAGTAGACTCTGGTGCAGCTTTAACTTCACGTTTGTTTTCAGTCATTTCTTCTTCTCCCTAATTGTATTACTTGAATAATTGCTTAAATAATTAATTGCTGTTTGCAAAAGATTAACGTTGTCTTTAAATTTACCAAGTCCGTGATTACAGTGTGTGCAAAGTAATCCTCTAACTTTTCCAGTACTGTGACAATGGTCTACTGCTAATTGTCTAATAAGACCACTGCGTTTATCAATAGCTGTTTCAGGTTGTTTACATATAGCACATACACCTTTTTGATTTTCTAGCATTTGCTTAAATTCATCACGTGTAATACCATATTTGTAAAATAACTGCCACTCACTATCGTACTGTTTTCGTTTTTCCTTGTTATTTTTGTACCAACGTTTCCATTGTATAGCTGCTTTAGTTTTATCACGAGTAGGCATTTTATTCCCAGTCGTACTCAGCTACATACTGTTCTCTTGTCATCAATCCTTGTTTTGTGAATCGATCGCAAGCTGCTTTAGCTTCTGCTGGTAGTGCGTTGTAAGACTTCTTACCTGAACTTACCGATGGTCTAGCTGTTCCGTTAGGAGAGCCTTCCATTGGATTAGGTGTACGCTTTTTACCAAACTTATCTGGAAAAGTCTCAGCCAATTCCTGATCTAGTTTATCTAAGAATGCTTTACCAGTTAAACCAGGATTCTCTTTACGAATCTCAATGCCTAAACCGTTGGCAACGCCAGTCATTCTTGAATCTTTACCAAACCAATCGTTCTTGTCCATCCATTCATTTAAGAAAGGATCGGCAGTAACTTGTGGAACTTCTTTAGCCTTTTCTTCAGCAGCTTTTAATTCTTCTTTAGCTTCTAGTCTTTGGTCTTTCAACTCGTCCATAGCATCTTCAATCGCTAGGACACGGTCTCCATCACCTTGTGTGATTGCATCACGCTTGGCAACTTTTAACTGTTCTAATTGAGACTCAAGGTCTTTAGCTTTACGCTCGAATTGGTCCTTTTGGAACTCACGAAACTCTCGTGCTGCTTGTCTTGCTTCTTCAGCAGCTTTCTTAGCTTCATTCAATTCTTTAAGCAATTTCTCGTTGTTCTTACGAAGGATCGGCATAATTTCTTTGCCACGACGTACAAACGTCTCAGCATCTACCCAATCGTTCTCAGAGCCACGAAACTCCTCTTTGGCTACCCATCCCTGTGCACGTGCTTCTGACTCGTACTCAGGCGTTTCTGGAGTTTCTTGATGAACCTCTTGTTGCACTTCTTGCTGTACTACTTCTTGTTGAATTTCTTCACTCATTGTTTCATTCCCTTTAATAGATGTGGGTCAATCAACTTCATGTCATCATCTAGTTTGCAGACTAGGTTATCGTAGTTAATCATTCGATAATCTCGCCCATCTTTTCCTCGATACATAAGACCAGCATACTTAGCATAGCCAACTTTCATTCCCACTGAAACAACACCTTCTGGAACCTCTTCACCTACTGCAATAATCTCGCCTGTGGTGTTTGCAAGCTGTTCACGTTCACTTGTTTCCTGGGTAGCTATAATAATGCCACTTGCTGTCTTCTCTTCTACTTCTAATGGCAAGATTAGAATTCGGTCAAATACTGGAGTAATACCTGATGGATTAGACATCACGATTCTCCTTAGCTGACTCCATTAAATCTTCATAGGTCATCCGTAGAATACTGGTTACTGCTGCTGCACGTCCACGAAGATTAGAATCATCTTCAGTACCTACTAACAACATTTCTTTTAACCATTCTCTATCGTTATCCATTGCCTTCATGAAAGCTTTGGTAACTCGACTGCCTTGCCACTCTTGAAACTCCTGTTCTGTGACCACTACGGCCATACTTCCTCCTTGGTTGTTACATTACTGGTGGTACATCCCCTTCTTCTGGTTGGGGTTGATTCATATCAGCCATGTGTTTCTCAAAATCCATCATGGTTCTGAGGGCTGTTTGAATTCCTTCTTGCTTCGCTTTAGCTGCACCAATCTGTGCATCAATCATAGCGATTTCATGTCCTTGCTTGACACCGCCAGCTTGCTCGATAGCAAGAATAGCGTCTGCTTCTAATTTGTGAATCTTAGCTTGGTTGACTTCTAAGTCTTTCATGATCTTCATCATAGCTACCTTGAAGTTCATTTGAACCTGAGTAGTCTTAGTTTGTTGCTTCATCATCTCAATCTGAATCTTCTCTGAAGGTCCTGGCTTAATAGCGTTAGGTCCTTTTGGATCAGGTAAGAGTTGTTCAATGTTAGCTACCTTCATTGACTTGAGGTAATTCTTCTGTACTTCGTACATGTTCATGCCAGGTGTAGTTGTTGCTAACTGGAGCAACGCTGTAGCCTGTTGGATACGTTGAGTATCTGAAACAATGTTAGGATCTGCAGAAGGACGTACATCAGAAACAGGGCCATTATAATCATCCGCATCAATAAAGTTAGTACCGATGTCGGTGTTATAGTTTTGAATGCCCACAAGGTATAACTGGTTTAAACGATACAACTTTCTAAACTCATCTTTTAAACTACGGTAAGTACGCTTAAAGATACCAGAGAAAATCTTCATTCCCTGTTCAGCCATCGTCCTAGTAGTTTCTGCAGCAGTATTCTGTCCTGGATTTTGTCCGCTAAGAATGTCCACAGAACCACCAATACGCTCACCGTAATTGATGAGAAGGTTAAGAAGAGTAAACAGAACTTGAGAAGGCTCTCTAACTGGAAGAGGAACAATGCCTTTGCGGAGATCGTCACCTGTGGTATCAACGTGCTTCCATTCTAATGGTGTGAAGTTGTAGTTACCGCCTCTGAGCTTGATGCCACGTGAGAGGA